TGACTTATCAACTTCTCCTGCTGGTGTTCTTGTATTTGAATGGAAAGGGCAAAAAATAATATAGTCGGAGTCTACTTCTGACTCAACGCTTATACCTGCTCCTGCGAGAACTCGTTGGATCTGTTCTTTTGTGTATATATTGGTTTGTTTCCGTCTATCCCTGCTATCCATTCGCTTTTCTTTCTCCCTACGTATATAGCATGCACTGTTAGTGCAAACTGAAAACTTCTCTTCTTCTCATTATAGTCTATCGTAAAATCTGGTTCAATGTCAATCCTTGGAACATATCCTGACAACTTCATCTCAGAGACTAGAAGTCTAACATATTCTAGTCTAAGTCTACCTATAGCAGATTCATCGTGGATGACTCCATCTAGATAGAACTTCTTGATCGGTTTGTGATGATAATTTGCCATAATACATATTATAACTAGTTATCTTTGTTTTCATAGTCCTTGTATCTATAGTATCCCTTATCAAAATCAACCTGCACTAGGAAATCCCCCATAAAACCATTACGGTTCTTTCTAAATGCACATTCAATAATATCACTATTTGTTCCTCTACCAAGAGCAATAACCCAGTCTGCATCATATGCAATCTGTCTAGACCAAGCAGTCTGCCCCAAAGTAGGAACAGAACTAAGGTCATTAACATCGTCTGGTGTGGCAGATGATATAGCAATAATAGGAACCTCTTCACCAATAGCCATTAGTTTAAGTTCTCTTGAAAGGTTCTTCATTCGTACTGTTTCATTATCTGACTTCTGATTAGGTGCCATCAATTGAAGGTAGTCAACGATTACAAAGTCTGGCTTGTACTGATCGATCTTTCCACGAAGCACTGAAGGGTTAATTTCTCCACCCTGATCATTTGAGATGATATGGAATTCTGGTTTACCTTGAAGATTTTTTTCATGCCATTCTTTTAGCATGTCCATTTCAACTTCACCATTACTTAATTTCCTATGCGACCAACGCCCTTCACCCATGATTGTAAATACACGGTTACGGACTTCCGTTTCACTCATTTCAAGACTGATCACTAATGGGCTACGACCCTGTTTCCAGGCCTGTACAGCGAAGTAGAGAGCCAACCAGGACTTTCCGATACCTGGGTATGCAAGGAAGACTCCTAACTGCCCTGGCATGATTCCTGAAGGAAGGTAGTTGTCAAATCCTGGAAGTCCAGTCTTGATACCAACATGGCCAAGAAGTTGCTGCTTCTTTAAATTTTCAAAGTAAGCAACGGCAGATTCAAGATCCGTAACATCGATATCTCTAATTGCAGCAGTGTTCTTTTTTAGTTCTGAAGTCTTTGTAATTAATTCATTGAGGGCACCAGTTCCATTATTATTTTGGATCTCGGATGCTGCAGACCTAATTATATCTTTTAGGCTGTCTGTAAGATACTCACCCTGTAACTCTTCAAGGTGATGCTTTGTTGCACCGATACCTGCTACTGGCTCAAAGTCTCTAAACTTTTCTGTAACTAATTCTACTGGTGGAAGAACTGAGTTGTTCTCAAAATACAGTCTGACAAAGTTCCAAATATCTCCATGAGTTCTTAGAAGGTTATCAACATTTGCCTGAAGAAGAACATGGATCTGTTTATCTTTTAAAACAGCCGTAAGTAGTTTTGCCTCTGTATTATTCACTTAACCACTCCTTTGCCATTCGTCTGCGTTCTGCTCTTTCGGTATTATCTTTTATTTTATCTCTTTGTGCCTGTAATATTTTTTCTGCGTTATATGCAAAATAATTCCAAGAAGGATTCTCTGCAACTGAAAAGTAATACTCAAGTATATCGTAGCACCCTGGTAATGTATATGATTCTACAAGAGCATCAGATGCCCATTGTTCTACATTTAGGTTAAGGGATGGCTTTGATTCGTACCTTGCGGTATGATGCTTGCTGTATCTTGAAAGCAAAGCCATACGGTCTTTGCGTTCTGCCATTATCCTTCAGCAGCCTCTTCTTGTGCTTCTTTAATTTTTGCTGTAAGTTTATCTTCAACAAACTTATACACACGCTCAAAAGCCTGGTCTGGAGATTCTCCATTACGTCTTGAATCAACAACACCAAGATCAAGTCTTAATGATTGAAAGTTGCCAAGGTTAAGTGTGTATCCAAGTGTAACGGATACCTTTGTGTCTTCGTTTTCCATTTTATACCCTTCGTTAAATAGACTCATTCCAGATTGGAACAAATCGTCCGTCTTCAGTTCTTCTATATGTAAGTATACCATCGCCCATTCTGCGTGTCAACTCTTGCTTGCTGGGAGTAATATCATTAGTAACTAACTTATCTTTTCTTGGTCTGCCAATATGGTGTGAAGCAAGTATATCACGTATCTCTCTTACCTGTGATTCTGAGTAATATGATCTTACCTGAAATCCTCTTGCCCCACCTTTTTGAGATCCCGTTGGGAATGGAATGACTCCTCGTTTCATTAGTGATGGCATATATTTTTTATGACGGTTAACTAAGTCAGCAGTTTGGCCTACCGTATATGCTCGTTCTCTTTTATTTTTAAAATCACTAATTAAACAACTTTCAATTTGATCTTTGTTTATATTATAAACAGACATTATTCCATTGGAGTGGTTGTAGTGATGTATTCTAACTAGGCTGCCGTTAAGAAACCAAACCTTTTTGTTACCTGGTATTACAGGTGACTCATTGTATTTTTCGCTCTCAATTGTTCCTTTTTTAGTAGCCATCGGCCCCCCTGAGAATTGTTTGGTGGATGAAAAAACGTTCTCATTCCACAAAGAATACAATATAGTTCTAAATTGTTTATTTCTGTATATTGTCGATCTATAAACATTCTTCCATTACATTTTTTACATTTAATCATTAATTTGGTATTCCAATAATTACTAGGTTAATACCAATACTTGTGTCGCCTCCAGCATTAAACTTAACCGTACCCTCAACCTTTGAAGTTGAAATGCTTTTTAGTGTAACCGTAACATCTTTACCTGCATCTGTGTTTCCAACGTTTACTGGTGTTGCTGTTACTACTGGTGCAAATTTAAACTCGCTTGAAAAATCATAAGAAAATGGCTGAGAAGATCCAGCAGTTTGCGTTGTGCTTGTTGTCACCTGAACGTAACCTCCAATAATTCTTGCCTCGGAGGCTTTGACACTTTGCTTTCCAGCATTTGGTGTGTCTATTGTTACGTACTTATACGCTGATGGAGACACCTGAACAGAAAGATCATTGATAGCCTTAACAATCTGATAGATGTATGTTACGTCTAGTGGTTGGCCTCGTTCTGGTACGGGTAATATTGCCATACTATAATTATACCAGACTTACGATTCCAGAGTCATAAACTTCTAAGTTTTGTGTAGGTGCTGGGTTAATAGATGATATTTGAACTATCGCCCTTACTGACTGTGTTCCTGTTTTTAAAAATGAATAATTTTGTGATCCAGTAGTTCCTAGATAAGACGGAGTTGCTCCATCAAAACCAACAAATATGTCATAAGTTATTTGTATTGAAACTTCCCCTACTGCCCAATTTAGAAAAACTGTATTACCAATTCGGTTAAGGTCTCCTGGACCAACGACGACGGCCTCGGAACCAAGTACAAAAATTTTTGAATAGGCCGATTTTCTATTTTTGTCTTCGGCTACTATTCTAAATCTTAAAACTCTTGAGTTAGAAGATGTTACTTTGCCAAGTAAGTCTTTTTTAATAATAACATTTTTTATTCCTTTATCTGCCATTATCCAACATCCAGGGCAAATCTAAACTCAATATAGTTTGTTGTGTTTGCTGATTTTATAATTGGTTTTGCTCCAACGCTTTTAATTACAGAATATCCAGTAAGTCCGTATAAAGAGTTTGTAGATGTAATGTTTTCTAGTCTTAGTCCATCTAAACAAACATAAAACAAATTAGAAGGTAATCCAGCCTCAGTAACACAAGCATAAATTTTTGCGACAGTTACTTCTCTCCAGTCAAAATTGTCTGTTTTGTTTAAGTCTTTAAGTGATTTTGTAGCAACAACGTATCTGTTTAAAGCAAAATTTACTTCTTGTACTGCTGTTCCAGCAGAGTATCCTACATCATCAATATCTACCTCAAACCTTGCATACTCCTGTGCAGAGTTTAATCCAGTATAAGAAAATTCTAACAAAATTTTAACATTGTCTGGAACTGTACTTGGGCTAGGGCTTTTGCTTACAACGGAAAACGCCAGCCTTAGTTCATCTAATGGACTATTTTTTGTAAGGTCTACAGTGGTTTGATTAAGCCTAATATATTTAGATCCAGTACCAACATCAATTTTACCCAACTGGTTCCGTGTAAGGGTAGAATCGTTTCCAACTATAGCAATAATGTTATTTAAAAACCTACATCTTTCATTTCTTGCAACTCTTTGTTGGTTAGTAAATATTCTGTTGTCTGCATTTGTCTTAAAAACATTAAGAGATTGATTTATAATTCCATTTTCAGCAACACCATCTAATGGCTCATACTTGGACTCTATGTCAATTGCAGCAGAACCCAAAGGCTGGTATAGCCAATTATCAGTATCTGCAAAAGAATATATCGTCCTGCTATCAAAGGATCCAGCAACTGGATTTGATGCTGCTGAAAAAACACCAACCTCAGTAATCTCATATCTTTCTTCTGTTGGTAATTCTGCTGTTAGGACTACCTTATCAATACCGTTCTCATTTACAAATCCTCTAGAAATAATAGGAACACGGAACATCTCAAAATCTAAAGACTTCTTTAGTGCGTAGTCTCCAAAAACACCCCCGTCAGAAGCCACTGGACTGGGTCCACAGCCCACGGCAATGTGAGAGGCATACGATTGTGTTTGACCCACAAGATACTTGGCTAAAAGATTTTTACCTATATTAGTTATCATTAATTACTCCCACTATGTATTGTATCATCAAAAATGCTTCCACTGCTTAATATATTAATTTCTGCTTGCTCGCCCTCTTTAACATTAACTAAATTAATAACTAAGTCTCCGCTTATTGGGTCTATATAGACTGATTTGCAGTTAGGTGTTTTTGTCCACTTGGTCTTGTCTTGTTCATTTAGATTGCCGACTGGTGGAGATATATCGTACCCAGTCCCACAGACTGGAAGGTGATCGAATATGGATAAAGATAAAGATTTAAGATAGGAATCAGATGCCTGCAGCCTTAAAACATTGTTTGGGTTATACTGTAAATAAAGGTCTGTTAAATTTTTAATTGGAGTATATATAACTTTTTGTCCATTTACCAGATCATGCCTAGATATAGTGGCAAGTTCGTACCCACCAATATCTTCAAATATAAGGTCTGTCATTATCTCAATAGACATAACCTCATCATTTAAAAGAATAAGATCTGGTGTTGCAATCTTTACTGATTTATCCTCAGATGCACTTTCTGGATATGGAAGATTTGCAGTTGCATTTGTTGTCATTATAGAACCTCACTTAAAAACACTGTCATGTCTGGGCCATCAGTGTTTCTTGCAAACTCAATGTTATACACAACAAATCTGCTAGATGGATCCGATGCCATGTTTATTGCATTTTCTTGATAGTCTAAACTTACTATGTCTCCCAGTTGAATTGTAGGGATTGCAAATATTTTAACTCCGATAGACTTTCTTGGCTTTGATGTTTTTTCAACCATCCACTTCATTAGGCTTGAGGCTTCATCTTGTGATTGAATGTAGGGAGCAGTCAATGAAAAATCTTTTTTGCCATAAGTCATTCTGCTTAGTTTTATATCTTGGTAGTCTTGTTTAAATTTAAAAGGGTTTGAAATTAGTTTATCTGCAACAAACTGTGGATTTGATTCAAGGCTATTTTTGTCAAAATATTCATCAACTGTTAAGTTGTTATCTGATTGCTGTGTAAAAGTTATTCCTTGAACTCTTAAATAGTTACCACTTGTTTCATCTAGGCTTAGGGCAGTATCTGTTGCATTAAATATCATAAACTCTGCACCGTACGATCCTGCTCTAAAACCAGAAACAACATAGCCCTTTATCTTATTGAATGTTGGAGAAATTTTTGCAGTTAATGCTGGATATGCTTTGTCGTATTTAAAATTAAATATTGCTGCTTCTCTCATAATGCTTCCAAACTCTTCAAAGTATATGTCATACTTTGGAGGCTCTGATGAACCTATTCCAGAAAGGTATGTATTTTGTATTAAACCACTGATAGCATACTTTCTAAAAGATTCGTTTGCGTCAATCTCGGAATCTCCAAAGACAGAGTTAACGGGTGCGCCCAAAGAGAATGAAGTATTTTGAGAATAGTTATTACATAGTGCATAAACATTTTCAAACATTGCTCTTGAAGATCCTCTAGCAAATAATGCTATATTAGAATATACTGGAAGTGGATCATTGTCATCTACTGTTTTTATTAGTTTGCCATTGATGTATAGGTAGAATCTTCTTGCTCTTCCTATATCTTCATACTCTACTGCCAAATCATATACCGTTGGATTTTCCTCAGCAAAAACTCTTGACTGACCAGTAAACCTTCCATCATCAACAGTGATTTTGGCCAGACCATCCCAAAGACTTATTGGAATTGCTTTACCATTATCAGACTTTACCTTATAAAAGAAAACATTGCTAACACTTTGTCTATCTGTTTCTGACAAATTACCCAGCCCAAGGGCTGCTATCTCAAAATAATATCCTACGTTTGTCGTTGGATTTAACATTACTGCAAGCCCAGCAGAACCACCCGCAACGTTAATATTTTTATCTGGTGTAGAACCATTTACAACATAGTAAGTTGAAGATCCGTTTGATGTTTGACCACGGTCTTCGTTTGCCTCAATCTTTCCAATAATTCTAACCCTTGTTCCAAAGTGCTTATACTTTTTCCCTTCTAATGGCTTGTGGACGTATGAAATAAAGTTTCTTGGTTTTTCTTTTGTAGCAAAGTTTGGACCAGTTAGAGAAAGGGCTGATGACTGTACTGACCCTGCAAGTTGCTGAGTGTTTGTAGTTATCTCTCCAACAATAGCAGTTGACATAAAGTTTTTAATGATTCCGCTTCTAGATGATGTTCTTGCTAGTGCATCAGACGATATCCCAGAATCAGTTAATTTTCCAGATGATGCAACAGTTGTTAAAATAGGTAGATCTGTTTTTTCAAAAATATGCTCTGAAGACATATAGCAGCCCTTTACATTGTCATCAGACTTCCAGTAATCAGATATTCCAGCAGAGTGTTCAACCACGGTTGTTCCAAATTGTCCACGACCATGTTTTTGAACCTCTCCATTTTGTAATCTGATAACACCAGATTGCTCAAAATATTTTGGCTCAGAATAAATTCTTACAAGCCCAGTTGGATATATTTTACCATTAAATGGAAGTTTAGAAAAATA